CACGCCGGTGATGCGACAAGCTTTCGAGCGAATCACATCGCTGGCGCGGAAGCGTTTCCAAATCGTCAGCTGGAAAAGTCTGATTGAAGACCCAAGCCTCGACGAAGACATTCGCGATATCTTGTCAGAAACCAAGGAAAAACCTTGTCTCAAGAAATCGCAAATGCGGGAGACGCTGGAAACTCTTGAAGAGTTCCGCAAAATTCGAGTCATGCGGGACGTTGCGAATCTTATTTATGAATCGCTCGAAGGCACGGCAGTTGATGCTGAAAACCTTCTGAACCGCGTCCAGCAGAACATTACGAAAGCCACCGCCGCTAAGCATCAAGACGTTTCTTTTCTGCGCTTCGGTAAGGATGCAAACAGTCGCGAAGTAACCGACCGTATCTGTCGTAACGAAACCATGCCCCGGATTAAAGCGGGCATGGCCGCTTACGATTTGGCGAACGGCGGGTTTCCGGATTCTGGCGTGGTGTTTTTGGCCGCGACAACTTCCGGTGGTAAATCGACAGTCGCGATGAACATTGCGCTGCACATGTTTTTGAATGAAAAGTTAAGCGTCTTCCGCGTCTCCCTCGAAATGCAGGAGATTCAAGAAACGCAGCGGATGTATTCTCACTTAACAGGCATTCCGCTCAAGCGGTTCAAGCATGCCGTGTTGACTGAGGATGACAAACGCAAAATCCGCAAGGTCGAAAAGGATCTTGCAAAGCATGGTGAAAAGCACGGTATCCACCAGACGATCCACTGCCCTAAAGGCGGATTGTCCATGGAAGAAACTCTGCAACTCGCCAAGCCGTTTGGCTACAAAATCATCGTGATCGACTACATCGGTTTGTTGAACGAAGACAGCGGCAAAGATCAGTGGAAATCTCTGATGGATGCGGCGCGTATCGCGAAGAACTACACGCAAGAAACTGGCGCCCTCGTTATCCTGCTTGCACAGTTGGACGACGAAAAAGAAAGCATGCGTTATTCCAAAGGTATGAAGGAACACGCCGACGTTGTAATCCAGTGGAACTACACCCGTCCGGAAAGTCGCGAAGTGCGCCTGATTCCAATGTTCGTTTCCAAAGACCGGGACGGTGAAACAAACTTCGGTTACGACCTCGAAGAACGTTTCGATATCATGACTGTATTTAACCCCGGCACGCAAAACGGCGGATCGGGCGGAGGAAACCTTGAGTTCGAAGATGACGACGGAGACAAAAAGCCGAAAAAGAAAAAGCTTAAAGACGGGTCAAGCAAAAAGTTCAAAGACTCCGACGACAAGCCGAAAAAGCTCAAGAAAAAAGGAACCAAGTCACTCAAAGAAGAACTCAACCCCGGCAAAAAGAAAAAATCTAAATCCAGCACCAAATCCATCGGGTATGATGATGGGCCTGCCGCGCTCTCTTGATAAGCTCACACGCGGCGAACACATCGACATTGTTGCAGGCAACACCCGCATAGGAACCCATGACGTTTTTCCAACGAAAAATGTTTTCCTTGTCGAACATCGACCGGTGCCAAACGGAGTCTTCCGTGCTGACCCGACCATCCCGCCATGGCGTTATGCAGACGCAATTGCCATGGACGTTCCCTACGATGCCCCGCGCACTCGCCACGAAAATATTCACTACTACGAAGAAAAAGAATCTCCGCTCGCAATGAACGAGTTCGAGGTTCCTGACTCTGAATTAGTGGATTTCAATTCGGAAGCATCGCGGGAACTGGAACGTTACAAAAAACTCTTTTATAAAAACGCCGCGTCTCTCAGTGCTTTGCACGATGCGGCGGAATATGTTGAGGCTGCTTTGAGTAGCGGCCTCGATATCGAACTCGACATGGACTTGGCGTTGCTTAACGCCTTTGTCCCGCTGTCCCGGCTCGACGCAATCGCAACCATGGCGCGTTCCACTTCTTTGACCGGAACGCAGCAAGAATCCTACATCGAAAAAGTCACTGCATTCCTTGCTGAAAAAACTGTCCACGCTCTCGATAAATACGACGCGGGTGTGGCTGCACGCAAGGGATTCGAACATGCTAAGGAACTGTATGCACGCGTACTTACGAAAGAACAGCAAACTACGCAGAATGCCGATCATCCGCAAACGATGTGGGGCATCCGAGGTACACGCAAATAATGAAGATGAAGAAATCGAAAGGGGGCTTATTAGTCCCCGACAAGCGCATCATGGTGGCGCAGGATAATCCGTTCGATTACCTTCTGAATTTGAAGGAACACGGACGGGTTCCCGCCCACGATGACATTGAACACATGGGCAAGTCCGCCGCATCCATGATTACAAGTCTGGATGTGGATTCGGAAATCAATATTTCGAAAACCATCCGCGAATTGATGGACTCGAAAGTTGTAATCCCGAAGGACATGAAAATCGACGACGGCGATTTGCCAGTCGCGAAAAACTTTTACGAATGGGTCACGCAAGACAAATTCGGCACCATCGGTGATGAACGTCCGTTCCTCGAACAATTGATTTGGGGCCTGATCGGATTCAACGACGTTTGTTATTCGTGTTCGGATATGCAGTGGTTGTTGCACGACCACAAAGTTGACGACACGTATTCGAAACTCGAACGGAAAGTCGCGCTGCTGGAAGAGGGCGTGTGTCCGCACTGTCACCGTGGGCGCTCTGAAGCCGTCAACGCGGGATTGATGCCGTACTACAACGAACTGGCAATCAACGCCGGGCAACGTTGCGTAATCGGCAGCACACCAGTTCTATCGCAGCACGGCCTGCTGCACATCGACGAAGTTTATCCGGGGGCACCAATCGGATTTACTGAATTCGAAACACCAATTCACAACGGCCAACAATTTGAAACCACGTCGCATTATTTCGTCGCTGAGCCAGAAATGGTTTATCGGGTAGATACTGCACGTGGTTTCTCTGTTACTGGCACAGCTGACCATCCTATCGACACGGAATTTGGTTTCGTGAAAATTGGTGAACTGGTGCCGAACACGCAGCTGGAAATTCACTACGGCCAACGGATCTTCGGCCAAGGGGTGTTGCGTGATGCTCGCCAAATGGGCAGCAACTTTTTCAATACAATTCTTCCGCTGCAAATACGCACATCGTGCGAAGCGGATGTAATCAAATTTCTGCAAGGCCTCTTCCGCGAAGCGCGGCGCGTATTTGTGGGCACCGAAGCCCTACGCGACGTTAGCGCACTTCTCCTGAATGCTGGTTATCCTCACACGATTGACGGCCCAGCAATTCAACTCGAAACCGCCACGTTCGAAAATCTGAAAACAGATGCTTGGACTTCCGGCACATTCACCGATCAAATCACAGACATTTCTGAATTCGGCGTACTGCCAACTTACGATTTCACTCTGCCGGAAACGCACCAGTTCATCACTGGCGGTATTCTTTCGCATAACTCCGGTAAATCTCACACCGTGGGCACTTATCTAGCGCCCTATCACCTACACCGATTGCTGAAACTGCAAAAGCCTGCGCAGTTCTACGGCCTGTCGCGTACCACGATGCTGCAAGGCACGTTCGCGGCCCTGACCTACACGCAAGCAAAGGATACTTTGTGGACGCCGTTCTATGGCGCGCTCATTGAGTCCGCATGGTTCAAGCAATACCACGGGATGCTCAAGCATTACGAAAACGTTTATGGCGAACGTCTTTTCAAACTGACGGATACCTTCGTTGACTACCGCGTTCGGGGTTTGCAATATCACCCGATGGGGCCAGACAAACGGGTAATGCGGGGACGTACTCGCGTCTTTTTCTCAATCGACGAAATTGCATACTTCGACGCTGAAAAAGATTCCGGCAAAGTGAAAATCAACGCCTACGAAGTTTACGATGCATTGGCGAACAGCTTGCTTACCGTGCGCGGTGCGGCTGAACAGTTGATCCAACGTGGCTTCGACGACGTGCTAAGTGCCTACGCGATGAACGTAAGTTCTCCGACCGCAAAAAACGACATGATCCACGTGCTGTTGGATCGTGCGAAAGAATCCCAATCCATTTACGGGATTCACCGGCCAACGTGGGAAGTAAACCCGAACTTCAAACGCAATTCCAAAGTTATTGTCGATGCGTATCGCAAAGATCCGGAATCTGCTGAAAAGAACTTCGGTGCAAATCCGCCGCTGATCGCAAACCCATTCCTCGCGAACCACAAGTTCATCATGAACACCGAGGATACGTCGAAAAAGAATGCGATCAAACTGGTTACGCGTTTCAAAAACAGCAAGCAACTCGGCCAGTCGTACATGTACGCCGAAATCGAGAAAATCAAGAAGAGCGGCAAGCCGTCTATTCTGGCAATCGACGCCGGGGAAAAGGACAACAGCTTTTCTGTTTGCGGCGGTACTCTCGACGAAGATTTTAATTTATGTGTAGACCTTGTTGGCGAGATTATTCCGCTGCCCGGCTACCGTTTGAATCATTCAAAGATTTACGATCACGTTATCCTGCCAATCATGCAGGCGCGTAATTGCAAGATACTTCTGGCCGACCGCTGGAACAGTATTAAACTTTTGGACGATGCACGCGGTGACATGAGCGATCCGGAAGCCGACGATGCAATGCCGGACTTTATCGCAAAGCAATACAGTCTGAAATACGTGGACATGGTGGGCGTCAGAACGCGAATGGAACAGGGCCAGATTATTCTGCCTAAATCCGAAATCAAGGTTAACACTTTGATCGACGTTATCGACTCGAACTATCGTGAGTTTTACCACGAAAAACCTGTAGCGCATTTGTACAAACAGATGTTTACCATTCGCGACCAACTAAAAGGTGTTGGTAAAGGCGATGGATATACCGATGATAACTGGCGAGCGATGGCCCTGCTGTTGTGGGGTTTGATGGAAGAGGAATACGTCGGAATGCTTATGGCAGAACCGATGAACCTTACGCTTGCACGTCCTAACGCGTTGGCTGCTTCGAAACTTGGCGCAGGCGGTGGCGGATCGGTTGGTAATGGT